CCTAAGCCATTGATTTTGTTGGATTTTCCCAGGCTTGGTGGGTGGGTTATTTTTACGTCTGTATGATCCTGGGTGTGTGTTTACAACCCACAAATTTCTAAAAACTAAAATAAACAGATGATTCCAACTAGCCTTTAACCGCAAAATAATTTTCAAAACTCAAAATAAACGTGTATGAAATGCCGGTCATAATTAACTGTAATTACTGTTATAATGTGGTGAATTTTATCCAAAAACACGGGGTTTATAGATTATGGTTAACAGAGAAGCTGAGTCATTGATTGATTTAGATGAGGTCTTAAAGACGTATAGGTACGTTCCTGAGACTGGGTTCTTGTACTGGAGGGAAAAGGGACGGAAAAGGAATATGAATGCGCCTGTTGGAGGATTAAACACCAAAGGCTATCGAGTAATTTTAATGAGACAACGTCTCTATTTAGCGCACAGAGTCATTTGGTTTATGGTTCATGGAGAGTGGCCTAATCTAATTGACCATATTAACGGGAACAAAAATGACAATCGAATTGAGAATTTGCGGTCCGTGAATCAGGCTCAAAATCTTCAAAACAGGAAAATAAGCAAAAGAAACAAGAGCGGTTACACCGGAATTAATTTCAATAAAAAGCGCAATCGGTACTTGGTTAGCATCGGAAAAAAATCAGTTGGGTGGTTCAAAACTTTAGAGGAAGCTATTGAGGCTAGGAAGAAGGTTGAGCGGGAGTACTTTACTCATGCGCGTGTTTTGTGGTAATTAGTCAACCCATTACTTATTAACCTGTGTATGTAAGGACTGTTATGGCTACCACTGATTGGAGCAACATTAGGGCTGACTATGTGACTGGGCAGTTAAGTCTTCAGGACTTGGCTACTAAATGGCGTGTATCGTTTGATAACTTAAAGAAGAAGTGCCAGGCTGAGAAATGGGTGCGTGAGAGAGATGCGTATCGAGCCAAGGTTTATGATCAGAGTGTTTCTGCGAAAGGAAAGACGGCTGTCAATGAATTGATTGAGTTGAATGAGATTGACCTGATTATCTCTAAGGGTATTCGGGAGATGATTCGTTCTAAGTTGGATACGATGATCACGGCTCCTGACGAGCATTCGATTACGGACATGGCCACTTTGGCCAGATGTCATAAGGACGTTCAGTTTGTGGGACGTATGGCTACTGGCGCTGATACCACAACGGTTAAAGAAGGTGTGGCTAATAAGGATAAGCGTGATTACTCTGCTGACGAACTCAGAGAGCGCTTAAAAACATTGCGCGAACAAAGCAGAGAACTCCACTGAGCAGTAGCTCCACTGAGCAGTAGCTCCACTAAGCAGGTACTTCATTGATAGACCCTAAAATAATATTTTGGATTTCTAGTATTGTAGTTATTGCTGGACTAATGATTATTGCCACTATACTGAGTGACTGATGATTAAAGCTTTAGGACTAAGGAAAGATCTTATTATTATCCGAGCGACTAATAAGTTGTGGTTAGGTGATGTTGAGACTTCAGCGCATTCTGGTGAACTTGATCCCATCCAGGCGGGATTAGCGGTTCGTCAGGCTAAGGTAATGAAAGAATTGATTACGATTCTTGAAGAACGGATAAGCCATTTAGAGTTATGTTAGATGAAATAGAGATTCTGGAAGAGCTTCTTTTTAGGGAGGAAGCCAAAGAGGATCTAGGTAAGTTCTGTACTCGTATCTCTGATATACAACCTGCGAGGCATCACCGCCTCCTATGCGATAAGCTGGAGGACGTTGCCTATGGCCGTCTTAAACGACTTATGGTATTCATGCCTCCCGGTCACGCTAAGTCTACTTATTCATCTGTCCACTTTCCCGCTTTTTATCTTGGCGTAAATCCAGATAAGTGTATTATTGGAGCATCACATACACAGGACCTGGCTGACAGGTTCTCCCGTAAAACTCGTAATATTGTTGGATGCAAGGAGTTCTATGAGTTATATGGTTTTGGGGTCGCTAATGACTCCCGTGCGATGGGCGCTTGGGAAACTGAGAAAGGCGGTGAATACAAAGCAACCGGTGTTGGATCAGGTATTGCGGGACGCCGTTCTGATGTGGGCCTTATTGATGATCCTATTCGCTCCCGTGAGGATGCTGAGTCAGAGTTGGTTAGGGAGAGAATCTGGGAATGGTATCTTGCTGACTTCTCAACCCGTCTTAAGCCAGGCGGTTCCATCATCATTATCCAAACCCGATGGCACGAAGACGATCTCGCAGGAAGAATCTTACCCACCGATTATCATGGGCAATCTGGCCCTGTCGAATGCCTTAATGGAGAAATTTGGGAAGTTGTCAATTTCCCTGCCATATGCGAACAAGAGGACGATGCACTCGGTAGACAGATAGGAGATGCGCTTTGGCCTGAATACTATGATCTGCAAATGCTACAGGACACCAAGCGAATGCAGACCCCTAGAAACTGGGCCTCCCTTTATCAACAAAGACCAAGATCAGAAGAATCCAATCAGTTTGACCTCGCTAAGTTACTTAATGACGGTCAGCCTCTGCCTTTCCCAAAATGGTGCGATTCTGTTTATGCAGTAATCGATACCGCTTCTAAGGACGGTAACAAACATGATGCTACTGCTTGTACATATTTTGCTTATAATCGTTTTGACCCTAACCCTATTCTCATACTTGACTGGGAACTTGTTCAAATCGAAGGAGCCTTGCTCGAAGAATGGCTACCCTCTGTTATCGCAAAACTCGAAAACTATTCCAGTATCTGTGGTGCGAGACTTGGTTCTCAGGGAGCGTTTATCGAAGATAAGTCCTCTGGAACAATCCTTATACAGCAGGCCATCAGGCGTGGACTCCCTGCTAGAGCGATTGATTCGCCATTAACCAAGGTCGGTAAAACAGAAAGGGCTGTATCTGTCTCAGGTTATGTGTATAGTGGCAAGGTAAAATTGACAGAAAATGCGTACAATAAGCGAGAAGTATATAAAGGTCGAGAAAGAAATCATTTAGTCTTCCAGGTGGTCAACTTTAGGGCCGGTATGGATAATAAGACTGATGATTTGATTGATACCTTTACTTATGGTATTGCACTTGCTCTGGGTAATCACGAGGCATATTGATGAGCAGCATAGAATTAATTAGTAGCGGAGTAGAGGAAAACACCCCTCTCTATAATATTCTGATGACCAAGACCCTCGTTCCGGGTCAGACGCCATCCTATGAGATATGCAAAGACCTATATCTCTATCATCCCCTCGGTAAAAAGATTATTGATGCGCCTATCTCTAGAGCAATGAATAAACGCCGTGAGATCGTGGTACTGGAGCAACCTGACTTTGTTGTCAGAAGATTTGATGAGAAATGGGATGAACTTCAAGCTGATTATTATATTGCTGATTGCTATCGCCTTTCTCGCATCTATGGGATTTCTTCTCTGGCTATTGTTCCCGAAAACGGAGATACGTCCTCACCGCTCAAGCCAAAAGAGCTATGGAAGGATAAGATCAGATTTAACTCGTTAGACCCTCTTAATACTGCTGGCTCTATGGTTGGCGTACTGGACCCTAACCAACCTGACTTCTTAAAGTACAGTTCTATTGCCGTACAGGGCAAACAGTATTCACCAGGACGCGCACATATCCAGCTATACGAAAACCCCGTATACCTTTCCTTTACTAACTCTGCATTCGGTTATGTAGGTCGATCAGCCTTTAATCGCTGTCTTTATCCTATGCAGTCTTACTTGCAATCCATGATAGCCGATAACCTGGTTATGGTTAAATCTGGCGTACTGGTAGCCAAGGTAGATCAGCCTGGTTCTATCATCGACAAGCTACAGACGGCTGCCCAGTCCATCCGGCTCTCTATATTGAAAGGCGCTAGAACAGGTAACACAGTGGCAATTAAGCCAACTGAGGCCATTGAATCTCTTGACTTACATTACCTTGATTACCAGAAACAACGACTGAACATTCTGGAAACAATCGCCTTGTCTCTTGACATGCCTGCACAGTTTTTGACTTCTGATGCTTTGTCTCAGGGATTTGGTGAAGGCACTGAAGACGCTAAACTAATTACGAGCTACATTGACCGTGTACGCCTAGACATGAAGAACCTATATGATTTCATGGATATGGTGGTCATGCATTCCGCCTGGAACCCCGCTTACTTTGAAAGCGTTCGCTCACAGCTAAAAGATCCTTTAATGTCTTATGAGGAATTCTTTAACTCATGCAGGCGCTCGTTTAGATCACGTTGGCCTGACGCTTTGGAGCCTTCAAAGAAGGAGCGTATTGAGCAACAAAGAATCTCCTATGAATCTGTTTTACAGGTTTGGAACTCTTTGTCTAGGACAACTGAGGGCAATAACAAGGGTCATCTAATGCAATGGGTTGTTGATAACCTCAATGAAATGAATGACCTATTCCCTAACAAACTAAAGATTGATTCTAGCGAAATAGCTTTAAGATCGGCTTTAGGATTAGACCAAGATGCCGGTGGCCCTAATGCAGCAGGCGCTACTCAGGCCACTAGATCTGAAGTTGTTCAGGAGCAAAAGCCTCCTAAAATCAACAACAAACGCGACAAGTAATGGGTTACAATACTAACCTAATACTCCTTGACTATACCCATCATATGGTATATCAAGGCATATATATTCACATAGGATGTGGTTATGCCGTTTAAATCGGAAGATCAACGTAAGGCAATGTATGCTGCAGCCAAAGGAAAATCTACTATAGGCATTCCTAAATCTGTGGGCGAAAAATTCATCGAACATAAAGATGATGCCGCGGGTATTCTTCACCACAAAAACGGAAAAATACTTCTCATCAAGAGAGCTACTGAAGCCACTAATCGCGCAGGCTATTGGGCGTTTCCTGGTGGACATATTGTCCCCGGAGAATCACCATATGCGGCTGCTGCTAGAGAAACGTGGGAAGAAGTAGGTCATCACACTATTTCAGCATTGCCCATAGGGCGCTTTGATTCTGATGGGATCAACTTTCATGCATTCCTATCAGACGATCAATTTACTCCTATATTGAATGAGGAGTCTACCGATTACGGGTGGTTCGACTTAAAACAGTTGCCCACGCCTTTGATCCCGGCCTGTCGCACGATCATTGCATCTGTGTTCCCAGACTGCGGAGAAATGACAGAATTGGATGTCATGCAAAAAATCAGGGATGGTTTACTCCCCAGCCCACAGAGATGTGGGAATTTGTGGCTATTTGCTTTGAGGGTGACAGGTACGGGACTTGCCGAGCGCCCCACTGGCGAGATTGCTCACAAGTCCCCTGCCGACTATCTGACTAATGAATTCTTATCTCGATGCAACGGGTTACCTGTTGTATGGGAACATCCTAAGAATAAACTCCTAGACTCTGAATCTTTCAGGAATCAGATTATAGGAACCTCTTCTCTCCCTTATGTGGATGGAGATGAAGTTTGGACCATTGCGCGTATCTACGATGGAGATGCAGCAAAGTTAATGCAAGAAAACCAACTATCAACTTCTCCTGCCGTTAGCGTAGGAGCATCTGCTGTTAAGCAGGGAGATGTGTTGATAGAAGGTAATCCAGTGTTCGTTGACCACATCGCTGTTTGCGCCGTTGGCGTGTGGGATAAAGGCACACCTGACGGCGTTCGTATAGACTCCATGAATGAGGTATCAATAATGGAAGAAGAAAATTTGGGAGTTGAGGCTCCATTGGAACATGAAGATCCAATTGAGAAACTCACGAAGATGATTGAAGCTCTGGCTGCTAAGATTGATGCGAAGCACGATGAGCCTCATAATAAACTTGATGCGGCCCATGATATGGGCGCTAATGACTGCGCTGACTCTGATGAAGCAGGCTTAGATAAGGAAGAAAAAGCTGAAGTCAAAGAAGAGGTCAAGGAAGAAATTGAAGAAGTTCACCACACCGTAGCTGACTCTGACTGCGAAGACAAAGAAGAGAAAGAGGAAGCAAAGGAAGAATCCAAAGAAGAGGATGAAGAAGTGAAAGATGATTCCGCCCGTGCAGATAGTCTAGAAGAAATGCGTCGTGAATTGGCCGAACTCCGTCGTCTAACGGCAGAGCGTTCAATTGATGAGCGTGAAACAATTGCAAAGGCTCAGTCTCGTGCCGACAGTGTAGCTATGGCTCTTGGTGAAACCGGTGGTGTTTCTCCTTTAGCTGGTGAGAGTGCATTCTCTTACCGTAAGCGTATTGCTGCTCGTTTCGCACAGTTCTCTGAGCGTTTCAAAGGAGTTGACGTAAGCAATATCAACGATGCAGCGTTATTTGCGCCAGTCGAAGATGCCATCTACGCTGACAGTATGGCTTATGCAAAGGCTCCGCCTATGGCAGAAGGTCAAGTTCAGTTGATTGAATCCCGTGATGATGCTGGTCGTATGGTTCGCACTCCAACTGCGAATAGCGATCCACGCGCTTGGATGGGTGTTTTCAGCAATGGGGCCAATTATGTTGGCTCAATTCGAGTATAAGGAGACTCACAAATGACTACTTTTAACCCCTACGCCGTCACGAATGTTCAAGATGGCTTTTCCGTTCAGTCGAACGGCTTCTGGCAGGGTGATTTGCAGGCTGATCCTGCTGGTCGCTTCCAGTTAGCTGCTGGCGTAATCAAATCTACTGAAACTGCTCCTATGTGGGGCGGTTTGCCAGTATTTGAAAACACCCCATCTGCTACGCCTGCTGCCGGTTACGCTGGCTCTGTAATTGGTCGCGCAACTGAGACTGCAAACTTTGCTGGTTTTTCAGTATTCAACGGCTCTTACAGTGTACCGGTTACCCCACAGTCACCAGTTCCACTAGGATCTGCTGGAAATTCCTTCAACTTCGTTCGTAAAGGCACTAACAACCGTGTTGTTGTTGCTTGCTCTAGCGCAGTTGTTGCATTGGCAGGAACCGCAAACCCACAGCAGTTCTCTTGGGATGCTACTTTGAATCAGCTCGTACCTTATGATGCTTTGGCAGGCATTAGCTTCGATGCAACCCTGATTCAGGTTGACACCAATAGCGCAACTGTTGTTTACGACTCAGGAACTGGGTTCGCAACGTGGAACACTGCGTCTAACGTAGCCGTCATTCAAATCTAAGGAGCTAAATCATGGCGAATATCACTAACGGCTTCGTGCAGTTACACCCTAACTACACCATGCCTGAAATCATTATGCAGTACCAGCAGCCATCAGGCGCGTTCAACGCACTTGCAGGCGGTACGATCTCTCCACGTATGGCATCAGGCGATCTTGCTGTTTACATCAAGAGACTTAACGTCAAGTCTGCATACATTGCTAACCAGAACGTAAGCAATCAGCTGCCTTCTTGCACGATTGATGCGCTTCAGATCAGCACCCCAACTTACTTGCTCCGCGCTCGTGCGATCTATGATCACCACGACATTGCTGCAGCAAACAACTACGGGTTCTCTCTACCAGAAGCACAGCGTCTTGCAATGCGTCAGGGTATCTTCACCGGTCTTCGTAACGGCCTTCTGTACGGTTTCAACCCACAGAACGTAGGCGAAGGTCTGTTGAACACCCCAGGTGCAACGACCCTGAACCTGCCACCAGACTCGAACACCAATGACACGGTTGTCACCTATGATAACGGTCAGATGGCTCAGTTCTTGTCTCAACAGGTTGTAGCTGCAAAGATTCGTATGAATCAGCTTGGCACGGCTGCTCGTGTTGTTATCGTTGCTCCACAGCGCGTAATTGGTCAGTGGCAGTACAGCATTGTACAGCTAACTTCTTATCAGCGTCCTGGCGCAGGTTCTGCTTCTACCGCACAGACGACTGAGTCTGTAATCGGCTGGAGCGGTGATAGCGTTGAATGGGCTTACGATGACACGCTCATCGGTAAGGGTTCAGGCGGCGCAGACGCAGTTCTTCTGGTTATCCCAGAAGTTAAAGTCCCATATGTTGGCTCTGAGCCAAACACCAACGTATTTGCTACGTTGACTCCGGGCCTTTCTGCTACCACGCTGCAGCTGACGGATCTTGCTGCTCCTAAAGAAATCACTTCTCCTCTGCCAGATGGCGCACTCAGCACCATCTCAGAAATGAGAGCGACTCCTGGTTGGGCCGTAAGAAGTCAGGGTATCACCATTATTTCAATGGTATACAGCTAAGAGACTAAGTTAATGGGCGGTGGCATAATAGTCTCGCCCATTTTCTAAAAGAGGTAAACAATGGCAAATCTATTTATTGCGAACACTACTACTCAGGATCATGTTTTTAACTGGAGACTCCCAGAACAACACAAGATCTTTAGTCTGCCTATTCCTGCGGGAAGCCAAGCACATGTGTTGAGGGACGCAACTGACTTTAACTTTAGATATGTTGTAGAGCAGCATAAAGCGTATGGCTTGCTTTCAGTTTCAGAAGCTAAATCAGCCAATACGGCTGGTAGTAAAGTAAGTCTCGTTTACTCAGATAGCCCGCTACCGGCTGAGATTTATGGAATTACTGAAGAGGTTAACGAGGAAATCGTTTCCAACCAGATTCAACGTGAAAAGGAACTCACGGCTATCTCTATGATTAAATCAGTTGAGCAGAATCCTGATCTAAATGAAGGAATTAAGTCTGTTGAACTTGAAATCATCGAAGATGTTCCTAAAGAATCTACACGCAAAGGCAAGGACCGTGTAATTCAGAAGTTTAAGTCTGACATTAAGAGGTAGTTAGATGGAAGGGCCGTCATTATCTGGCTTCATAGCGTTTTTGCGTAATATTGTAGGTATTAATTCAACGATATTGCCAGATGACGCGCCCGTCATCGAATTCTCTTACAATATGGCGATCAACATTTGTACAGATTTGTTGGTCACCATACCCCAAATCCCAGGCGAGTTTTTATACATCACTGCTGTATACAATCTTGCTACCGATACATTACTGACATACGCGCAAGATCCTCCTGGGACTGCGCCTAAAGATCAGTTCTTTGCTCAAGTTCAGCAAAAGTATCAGCTACACGCCCTTGTTCCGGGCGTTGTGTCGTTTGCGGGCGATGAAGGCACTCAGACAACAATGGTTGTGCCTGATGCATTTAAGCACATGACCATAGCTAACTTACAAAACCTAAAGACCCCATACGGTAGGACATATTTAGGTATAGCGCAGGACTTTGGATCGCTCAGTTTGATGGGAATCTGCTGATGAAGATAACCATCACATCTAACAGTGATGCGTACCCAGCAGGACACCCAAACGAATTCAGAAAAGATGTCCAGAACTCGGATGATGTCGCTCTTCACATAGAGGCCAAGTACAAGCTATTTACCACCTTTGCCAAAAGGAATATGGCAAACATGATAAATCTTGTCCTTAATGGCGCCACTGATGGTGAAATTGAGACATATGTCACATCTCAATTAAAACAAGAGATTGTAGAAGACAAATGGCCTATACCAGGAACTCCCACAAAGGCGGCTTTAACGAAAAAAGGCGCATTTGGAAGAATGACAAGGAAAGGCGAAAGCTTTAGAGATACAGACACTATGCTGAACTCTCTTGGGACAAAAGTTACTAGTAGCAGGGATGTTGCATGATCAATTTGACTGGTGATTTTCCAGATAACAGTTTACAGGCTGTATTAGGAACTGGTCTTGGCACAATAAGCCAGCATCAGACAATTACCTTTGTCGCTTATCAGCGGATCATATTGCCTGTAGATGGATATGTGTTCTGGGTTAGATACCCAAATATTGATCCAATTTCTGTTTCAGGTTCGTTCCATTATCAAACAGACCAAAAGCAACAGTTAGATAAAACTATTGCATATCAAAACGTGATCTTTACTACGCAAACAAAGATTGCTGACTTTGATAGCATACAGCCAGACACTATTTGGATAGGCCTATTTGATAATTTACAATTTAGCTTTTCTAGTCACGGAAATTACTACGAGCAAGCCAACTTATGGCATTACCGTGGACAATCCGTGTACCCTGAGATGCGTACTCAGGTTGTTGAGAGCATAGAAGACCTTCCTTCAGATCCTATTATCTCTAATAGCCTTCCAATTTGGCTTGCGCTAAATACGCCACAACTTCCTGTGTATCCATCATTCTTGGTTCCAGAGAACATAAGCCCACCGTATGTGGTTGTGCATATAGGTAGAGAAGACACCAAAGCACTGCAACCTATACAATTACTTACGCCAGACTACAATCTATATCAACAAGTTATGGATAAGGTTAGGATTATTGTTTATGGGTTGAACAATCAAAGAGCATTGAATTTTGTTCAATCTATATATCAATACTGCGAGTTAAATCCTGTATTTGGGTTCTTGCAGGGAGGCATAACGGTTTCGGATGGAAAGCATATCCAATCGGAAATAAATGCCATCGCGCAGCAAAAGGAAATTGTGCTGGAAATTTCCTATTGTCAACAGGCGGTTTATACTACTGCCATCCAGTACATCCTTAAGGCCACAGCAACCTTTACGCCGAGACTCATATAAGAGGTTAATGAAATGTCCAACTTATCGTTTAATAGAATCGTACAAATAAATGTTACGCAGCAATATGCCCCGCAACCAAATAGACTGCAACAGAGTGCGGCAATCGTATCACAAGGGGGAACTAGCTTTGCTGCCGGTTCAGCTACTTACATTGGAAGCCCTTCTGCTTTATCTAGTAGCCTGATTGCTGGTACGCCAATTACTGAAGCAACATGGGCGGCTGGGGTCGTCACTTTGACTTTTGGTAACGTACACGGGGTTACTGTTGGGTCTACCACGCCAATAATTGTTACTGAAATGGCTCCCACGGGCTATAACGGAGGATTTATTGCTACAGCATCTACGACTACTACGCTCACATATGCAGTTACTACTGATCCTGGCACAGCAACAAGCTTTGGCAGAGCGGTATTTGGCGCTAATGCATGGCTTGTAGCTGCAGATCAGACCTGGTGGGCGCAGAATGGCCAGCAAACTGGTTATTTCTTATTTGAATCAGGCGCAACAACTGCTGCAACCGTATTAACGGCAGTTGAAACGTATATTGATGAAAACCCACAGTCCATTTACAACTGGGGATTCCTGCCTGGAATTGATGCAGACTCTGTTTCAGCTCTTGCATTCTTCAACTTGTACAATACGCTTTCTTCTTTGTTGAAATTCTATCTGCCGGTTAATCAAACGACTTACCCAACTTGGGCGGCAGAGAATAGCTTGATCAATGTATTTGCAATGATTCAGTCATTAAATTATGGCCCAGCAACAGAGCTTGATTCAATTGCATACATGGCGTTCATTACGAATATCGTACCTACGCCTACTAACAAGCTTCCTCCATCAAGCTATGCTTATCTATATGGGGTAACGGCTTATTCTGGATTGACTCAGACACTGATCACCACTTTTTCTGATGGCAACATCAATTACGTTTCTACGGGCGCAGAAGGCGGAATCAGCAATACGATCTTGATTCAGGGTGACAACCTTGACGGATCTCCAGCCAATGTTGCTTACTCAATTGATTGGCAGCAGATCAACTTAAACCTTGATCTTTCTAATGCGGTGATTAATGGTAGCAATAGCACGATTAATCCTCTGTATTACAACCAGAATGGTATTGATAGGCTTCAGGCCGTAGCTGCCAATACGGCTGCTCGCGGTATTGCAACGGGTCTGGCTCTTGGTCAGGTTGTTCTTACCCAGCTTGATCCAACCACATTCGCTCAGAACCTGTCTTCTGGACTCTATGCTGGAAACTACGTTATCAACGCAGTTCCTTTTGCATTCTATGTGGCTCAAAATCCAAGCGACTACAGTCAAGGTCTGTATGGCGGTCTTCAGGCATCTTTTGTGCCTCAGTACGGCTTTAAGCGGATTGTCTTCAACCTTCAAGCAACGCAATTCGCGTAAGGAGTAAATAATGGCTAACCCTAACTTAATTCCTAGCCCCCTTAATAGAGTCCGGGCTAACGTGTCGATCCCTTCTTATCCTGATCTCAATGTGACGGCTTCTTACTTGGGCGCAGAAGGTATTTCTGTGTCTTTTCAGGGTAATGTTGCTACTCAGCTTATGGGTCTGACTTCTACGATCAATTCTGAAGAGCCATACGTCCCTTCACAGATCAGAATCAGCCTTGTAAAGAGTTTGGCTTTGTCATCGCAGTGGATCAGCCAGATCCAGAACTCTCCAAGCCTTGGAACAGTTACCGTTCAATCTGATACGGCTCAGTTCCCGTCAATCACGTTCTATAACTGCGTTATTACGAATGTAGGCGATGTGAGCATGGCCGGTAAACAGGCTGAGTTTCAGATTACTGTAAGCGGTTACTGGTCAGTATCTAACGATCTTTGGACGCCAGTCTAGTATAGAATTGTGATGGGTAGGATCGCTTCCGAAAGGCCAGTCTCCCTGCTGGCTTCCCGTCACATACTTCAGGGAGATTTAAATCAGGGAGATTAATATGAAAATCAATAAAGACCTAAACCTGATCCT